AATTTATTATTACGACACCGGAAACAATAAACGATGATATTAACAGTTGGTGGGATAGTCATAATACAGATTCGTACACAACTCAGCAGCAATACAGTCGACATGTCTACGATGTCTATCTAAGTCCTTCAGGATTTGCTTATTATCTATCTACCGGTACATTCTTAAAGAGATGAAAATAATAAATCATGATATATTATCTAAAGAAGAATATTGCGACCCTGTAAAAACAGAGCAAAATATTCAAGAGAGTTTGTTTAACCATCTTGAAGATCTACCCGATGATTTTAACTACGTTAATATACCAATAGCTCAAACTATTAATAAGTATGGTGTACCTGCAGTGCAGAGAGTAATTAATGATATTGAAGCAAAATATAAATGTAAAAAGAAATTTGTATGTCAACATATTCTAGTTAATAAGCTTAACTTTTATAATAATACGGTTTTTACACCACATGCAGTTTCTTCAGATGATTGGATATGTATTCCACATTATAATAGTTTCTTTAACAAAGAAGATGCAATCGACTACAGTACACGAAAATATAAAGCTAGTTTTATAGGTAGCTCTTCAACACATAATATTCGTAAAGAGTTATTTGATTTAAACAACGATAAAGATATTATTATCAGAGACACCGGTAATTGGTTTTACGAAAAGGAATCTACAGATAGGGAGAAATATTCAGATAAATTTAAAGAGTTTTTACTTAACAGTAAGCTTAGCTTATGTCCGCAAGGAACTGGCCCGTCAACTATAAGATTATATGAATCAATGGCTGTAGGCAGCATGCCAATTATTTTTAATGATGTAAAAGTTCCATATGGGTTTGAAAAACATATAATTAGGCTTAAGACGGTTAATGAAGTTTATGATATTAACCCCGAGACATATATTGATCAAAGTGAATCACTACATATTGATTACTGGAATAATATATCTAACTATAACGTATACAAAATATTATTAAATTATGTGTAGTATATTAATGACAAATAAAAAGGTGTCTGATGTAGAAGAAACTAACTTCTATTTACAGCGTCGAGGGCCTGATGAAACTACAGTGACAGAAATAGACAACTGGACATTAATCCATAATCTGTTATCAATTACCGGTGATTTTACACCGCAACCATTGTCTAAAAATAATGTACATTTAATATACAATGGTGAGATTTACAATATTCAAAACGAGACAAAAGAATATAAAAGCGATGGTTATTATATTTTAGATGCATACGAACAGCATGGTGATGATTTCCTTAAGCACCTTGATGGTGAATTTGCTGTAGCTTTATTAGACCTTAATAATAATAAGTTAATATTTGGTGGGGATTTATTTTTAACAAAGCCTCTTTATATCGGTAAAGATGGGAGTAATATTTGTATATCATCATATAAATCTGCTATTACGTCACTAGGCTTTGATAAAATAATCCGAGCAGAGCCTAATTCATTTTATATTATTGATTTAAAGACGTTTAAAGCACAAAAAAGACAGACATATGAATGGAATCTAGATCAACACATCGATACATATGAATTGTGGGAAGAAAATTTTTTAAAAGCACTTAAAAAAAGAGTAACAGGTATTAAAGATGACTTTCTGGTCCCGGTAAGTAGTGGGCATGATAGTGGTGGTATAGTCTGCGGTTTAAAAGAACTGAATATAACTGACTTTATGACGTACTCTTTTACTGCTAACGAGGAACCAGATATAATTGAAAAAAGAGTACATCATATAAGTAAGAAAATTCTTAAAGAAGGTATTACACCTCAAGAAAATATCGATATTAACAACTTTAAACGTGACTTTGTCGAGCCGTTTTTCTATGGCCCGACTCCCAATAACAAAACACACGAGGGCTTTGAGGATAAAGGCGGTACAGGTCTCTTACATCTACTTAAAGAATGTAGAGAAAAACACGGGGTTAAAGTACAGTTGTCTGGTCAAGGTGCAGACGAGGTTATGAGTAACATACAAACATATGGATTTAATACACCTAATCCATATATATGGCCTGATAATTTATTAGACGTCTTTCCGTGGGGTAATTTTTATTATGGTGCTAATTGGAGTTATTTAAACAAAGAAGAATGCATTGCCGGCAGCGTAGGAATAGAAACTAGGTACCCCTTTTTAGATAAACACGTAGTTCAAAGTTTTATTAATCTAACAGTGGACCTAAAAAATAAAAACTATAAAGCTCCTCTTCATTCAATGCTTACGAAATGTAATTTTCCGTTCGTTGAAGCGAAAAGAGGGTTTGATTTAAAAATATCATGAGAATAATAATTAAATATGATCCGTATAATAGGCTAGGTAATAGAATGTTTCAATATGCTTTTGGAGTTATATTAGCAAAAAAATATAATTGTGAGCTATGTTGCAATGAAGGGTTACCTAACTTTGGTATTGCTCCAAAGCTTCCGGAAGAAAAGTTTCGAGTTGGACTTCCAGAGGGTGTATTTAGAATTTCAAAGAATGCAATTATGTCTAGAGATATGGGCGAGCAATATTTTGACTTTAGTGCCGTAGAAGACTTTGACGGTGATATTGTTATTGATTCTTGGGTTCAAAAATCTGAATATTATATAGATCACCAAGACTTTTTAAGAGAGATTTTTGGCATTAAAAAGCTTGAACCAATTAATGAAGATTCCCTAGTACTACATATTAGAGGTACAGATTATAATACCCTAGGCTTTTTTCTAGGTTATGAATTTTACAAAAACCTAATACAGGATTCAGGATTTACAAAAATAAAAATTGTAACTGATGATCCTGCTAACGAAACAGTTAGCAGGTTAGTAGAGGACGGTTGTGAATTAGTAACATCCGGTGTCTCAAAATTTAGTGTTAGTGGAGATAGAAGCGCGCTTGATGACTTTAAAACACTTCTATATAGTGAAAATATAGCGACATCACAATCTTCTTTTTCTTGGTGGCCGGCATTTTTAGGCTATCATAAAAAAATCATTTTTCCATACACCACAACAAGTGATAAAGCAATGTGGCCGGAAAAACCACTTCCGGATGATCAAGATTTATTTTTTGACTTTAACAATACTAGCGTTAAATATATTTCATAAAAGCCATGGAAACAAACGTTATTTTATTTAGTCTATATGATTTTCCAAAATATTTAAAAGACTGTATTACACAAATTAAACATCATTCTCCTGAAACTACTATTCACTTAATATCAGATAAGGATGTTAAAGGAGCCGAAGGTGTTAATGTATATCATATAAATCAATTTTTAACGACACCGTTACTACAACAAGAAGATGTTAAATATTTTCAAAATAATCCTGTAAAGGAACACAAGGAACTATTCTTTTCGAGTGCAGTTAGGTTCCTATACATCGAGGAATTAGCAAGAAAGCTTAATTTAAAAAATATATTTACGTTTGATAACGACGTATTAATTTATGATAACTTACAAGACGTTGTTAAGTGTATTCCTGATGATAAAAACATCGCGATCACACAAGCCTTAGAGGATGAGCTTATTTGCGCCATGACGTATTTTAGATCCCCGGACGACCTAGTAGAAATCGCCGGCGACTTTAAGTCAATATTTAGATATACAGAAGAAGAGCTAAATGGTTTATTAGATTTAAAAGGTAAGCATCCTAATGAAATGGGCATAATATATCTTATCTTCCAGAAGCGCCCTATTAAGTATTATGTCTTCCCTTCAATTCCTGATTCAGACACCGGTCTTATTTTTGATCCTATTTCCTATGGTCAATATATATCCGGACTATCATCACAAGCAGGAGGAACAGGAGAGCCTTTTATTGATAAAAAACATTTTATTGGTAAACAATTAAAACGTAACGAACTATCTTGTTGGTTTGACTTTGATCTTAAAGTTCCTTTCGCAAAAAACAAACACGGGGAATTTAAACTAAGTAATCTCCACGTACATGGAAAAAATTTAGATAAATTTATATCATATTAGAGTATGTCTAAAAAATGTATAGTAAGTTTCGGTAAGGGACATAATTTTAAAAAAGGATTAGAACGTCTTGAAAAAAATGTAAAGAATATTCTCGGTATACCTTTTTTTGCGTTTACTGAATACCCGGAAGGGTGTCCTACACATGAAGAGTCGCCATTCGCCTTTAAATTTTACTGCATCGAAGAATGTCGAAAGAACGGATATGATATAATCTTTTGGGCCGACTCATCAGTAATTATTAAAAATAATTTAGAGGATATATTTGATGCATTAGAAAAGCAGGGATATTTTTTTATAAGAAATCATCACTCTGTAGGTGATTATTGTCACGACCGGGCTTTAGATACTCTTAATATAACTAGAGAGCAATCATTTAATACACCCTGTCTGCAAGGAACACAATTTGGCCTTAATCTTAATTTTAAAAGAAGTAAAGACTTCCTAGATGAAGTTATAGAGCTAGCTAATGACGGTATAACATTTCCGGGGCCGTATACAAATGAAAATAATATTGCTTCTGTAGACAGCAGAGTTCATGGCCATCGACATGATCAGGTGGCTATGTCAGTTGTAGCGTTAAACCTAAAAATGAACAACTGGTGGCCTTACGAAGAACATAAATGGTTCATACATGATAGAGAGTATGTTAAAGATTGCGCTAGTACTGTAACAGATATTCCTATGTCATACTTTAACATAAAGACATTTTGCCAAGATCATTTAAAATATAGATGGGACGAAGATGAAATAATAACCGGGGATAATATAAAGCAGTTAGGTGATTATGTATTTGATGTAGATAACTTTATAACCGGTGATCACGGAAGACCTAAATTACAAACTACAAAAACCGAACTTGCACTCAAATGCATAAATGAAATTAATGAGCAACATCCGCGTGTAATATATGTATACGGTCATGACATTGATATATTCTTAGAGTATGTTGAGAAGATTAATTTTAAGTTTGATCTTATTACTCATAATTCAGATATAGGGATAGATAAAAAACATTTTCCATATAGTAAAAAAATTAAAAATTGGTATGGTCAAAATAATCATATAGGCAATAATGCAGTAACGTTACCTATTGGAATTGCTAGAAAAAAATATGATCACGGAAACACAAAGTTACTAAGCAAGTTATCTGAAAATTCCTTTAAAGATATTTTGGTTTATAAAAATTTCTCTATTGATACAAATGCAGAAGACAGATTAAAAGTAGATGAAATTACTACAAAAAATGGTATTAAAATGTCCCCGTGTACATTACAAGAAGATTACCTAAATTATATTTCACGATCTGTCTTTTGTATCTCTCCACCTGGAAACGGTATTGATTGTCATAGAATATGGGAATGTCTTTATCTTAAATGCATACCGATAGTTAAATATCACCACGCCTTTGAACAATTTAAAGATCTACCAATCCTTTTTATCGAGGACTGGAATGATGTTACTACTAAATTTTTAAAAACCAAATTATCACTTATAACCAAGTTAGACGAAAAGCACGACATGCTTAAAATTAATTACTTTAAAAGTGTTATTAAAAAATAACAATGGTATATAATATTGATAGAGTTAGAAAAGAGTTTAAGGGCGGTTATACTTACCTTAATAGAAATATGATAATGGACAAGCATCCAGATTATATATATAATAATTTATTAGAAACGTGTTCAGGAGACGGTCTCTTTCAATACCCAGATATGTCAACATCATACAAAGCTTTAAGCGATTATCTTAACGTAGATGAAGATTGTTTATTAATAACAAGAGGTGTTGAAGGTGCAATAAAACAAGTATTTGAAACTTTAAACTTACAAAATTGTAATGTAGGGTTATTAACCCCTACCTTTGCAATGTATAATGTCTATGCAAAAGTGTATGGTGCTCGTGTTATTAATGTAAAAGGTGAATCTCCTAATTATAACATTAATATACAAGATATTATAAAAATACTCCCTGATATCAAAGTGTTGTTTTTAGATAATCCAAAAATGCACTTACCAAATTGCTTCACACATGAAGAATTGCATACCATACTTGAACATAGTCGGATACATAACGTAATAGTATTTTTAGATGAAATATATGCAGGGTGGGAATATAAAAGCTTTTTACCTAACCTCGAAAAATATAATAATTTAATTATATCTTCAAGTTTTTCAAAAATTGGATTTCCAGGAATAAAGACAGGTTGGCTAGCAACAAATAATAAGCTTAAAACAAAGCTTGAAACAACAAGATTATCATATGAGTTGGATTATTTTTCTTGTAAAGCTTTGGAATTTTTAATCCTTCATCAAAAATATTTTAAATGTTTAAAAGAAAATATTATTGATAAAAAACAACAGTGGTTAAAAGAATTATCTTGTAATAAAATATTCACTGCTTATGATTCAAAGGGCTTTAACTTGAGACTTTATTCAGACGATAGCAAAAAAATAAAGCAAGCTTATAATAATTTATACGCTAAAAAAATTATAACGAGTATAGTTGATAATAATAATTTAGTTTTTAGTGTAACACAAAACGATAAAGTAAGAGATATCATCTTACAAGAAATAAATTTATGAAAGCCGGTAAAATATGGGGTCAAACTGAATTAATTCACAGTAACGGTGTTTTGGAATTTCATCGTATTGAATATAAAGCCAAGGTACAGTGCTCGAAGCATAAGCATCAATTTAAATGGAATGGGTTTTTTGTTGAAAGTGGTCAAATGGTTGTTCGGGTGTGGCATGACGACTATGAACTAGTTGATGAGACAATTTTAAACGCTGGTGATTTTATGCAAGTTAAACCCGGATTATATCATCAATTTGAAGGTATAAAAGATGGTGTAGCCTTTGAGTTATATTGGGCCGAGTTTGATCATAATGATATAAACCGGGAATCAAATGGACGGCGAGTGTGAACATAGTGGGTTTTTCTATAAACCATCAGGTGTAGCTGACGAAGAAACTCGTAAGTGGTTACCTAGAGACTTTTCTTCTAAACAAATTACACACAGTGTTAAGAGAAATATAGATAGAAAGAGAACTTCAATTGATCACGTACAGATAGTACGCGACATACCGTTGTTTAGCTGGGTGGAGTTAAATCTTAACGAACTTTGTAATCGTACATGTCCATTCTGTCCAAGAAGCGGCGATTATCCTAATCAAAACCTTCATATGGATCCGGGGTTAGCTGCAGCTATAGCATTTCAATTAGATGAGTTAGATTTTTCTGGTATAATAAATATTAGTGGTACAGGTGAGCCCCTTTTAACAAGAAATCTCCTCGAAATTATAAAATGCTTTTGTGATAGACAAATTAATATTGAAATTGTAACAAATGGAGATAAATTAGAACCCGGGCTTATAAAAGATTTATACTCTATTGGCCTTTCACAGTTTGTAGTGAGTATGTACGACGGACCAGAACAAATAGATTACTTTAATAACCTATTTACAGAATGTCAAATTGTTAAGTCTAAGTATACGCTACGTGATCGGTGGTATAGTGAAGATGAAGATTTTGGTTTAATTTATACTAACCGAACCGGTGCACAAAAGGAACTTAAAAAGGCTACAACAAGACCGTGCTACTATCCACATTATGCCATGTATATAGACTGGAACGGTGACGTTCTATTATGTTGTCAAGATATGTATAATAGAACAGTAAAATTCGGAAATGTAGCAGAAAAACCTATCTTTGATATCTGGCGTGATAAACGTTTAAAAGATTTTAGAGATAAACTTAAAGATGGTAAGCGATGCCTATCTCCTTGTTCTAATTGTGACGCTAACGGAATGTTATTTGGAAAAAATCACGCAGACAAATGGTAATATAAAATGTTTAAACACCCAAATCATCCATCGGAAATTGAAGACATACATAAAGGCAGACGTGCAATAGTGTGTGGTAGTGCCCCTTCGTTAAACAATATAGATTTTAGTCGTGTATCAGATGATAACGTCATCTTTGCGTGTAACCAATCGGTTACAGTTATGTCTAAGTGTGATTATTTTTGTATGACTGATTTTGCAGTACCAAAGAATAGTTTTTTTGAATATGGTGTTAACATAACATCTAAAGTTGCTACATGGGGAAATTTTTATGACCATGAACATATTAAAAATTTGCATATGCAATTAAAAGATAAAATATATTTCTTTGAGAGAGATCATTCCAACCTATATGATCTTACTAAAAGAGATAAATTTATTCAAGGAATAGATTCTGTGCAATGTGCCGTGCATCTAGCTTATATTACTGGTTGCAGTGAAATAATTTTAGCTGGTGTCGACTTACAACATACTGATGGTGAGATATATTGCGATTCAAAAGTATATCAAGAAGATGTAGATTGGAGAGGGCATGTTTCAGAAATGGATACTTTAGATCTATCATTTGATAATTGGAAAGACATAGTGTCTAATAATGATGCCACGTTCTTTACTGCTAATAAAGAAAGTCGATTGACTGAATTAATGCCAACTCTACCTATTGAGTCGCTATATTGTTAAGTTGAATGAAAACTTTATCACATTAAATATCACACACCGACATCAATGAAAAAATATTTTGTAACATTTGTAAATTATAGTAGCGACTATAACAGTGAAGAGGACATGGAGAGATATCAGCTCTTTAAAAAACATAATTCTAAACGAAATAAAGATTATTGTTTAAAGCATAATTTTGAGTATATAGAGGCTGATGAAGAGGTATTTAAAATACCACATTTATTCTCTATACCTTCTATGCCTGAATTTGAAGTAAAAAATAACAACCATTTTGCTAGATGGCAGTTGTTTAAAAATTTTATCGATAATGGCGATCTTAAAGAGGGAGATGTTATTAGGCATCATGATGCAGATGTGTTTATTTGCGATATGGAAAAAGAGTTACCATATGATAAAAATTTTACTTATGCAATTGACTCCGGTAATACACATTGCTTTGGAGCATTTAATTTAAAAGTAAGTGATTTCGCTAACAAACTTATTGATACAATGCTATCAAAAGAAAGATTTGACTTATTAACAACAAAGAAATTTTATAAAGAAAATGACGGCGGGGAAGTATTCTATTATTGGGGGGATCAGCAAGCGTATTATATTGCAGCTGGTATAAAATGTCATAGCTGGTTGCCCTTTTATCTAATGCCTAATTATGGATTCCATTCTTATGTTACCCCATATGTTGTTTTTGGTTTAGATGAACTCGTAGATAATGTAGATATACTCCCGGTAACCTGGAACACTACCCATTTGCTTGGTGAGTCAGGTGGCGACTGGAATATTCAAAACGGATTAAGAGATGGGTATGATATTTGTCATTCTACTAGAGATAAAACTATCTTAAGGCACTTTGCTGGCGGGCAAAAGTGGCGATTTGAGGAATATTTAAATTATTCCGCATAGTTGAACCTCAACATATTTATAATATAATATTAAATATGATAGTTACACAAAGCGTATATGACGGTAAGTTAATTCATGAAAGATTTGCTTATAAGTTTTTTCGAAAAGAAGTGTCGCCATGCGGTAATATTGTTGCGTTTAGATCCCCAATGTATGTATCTGACGCTCTAATTGATTTAGAGGATTCATTAAGTAATGATTTTATTCACAGTCAGGATGCAATAAATTTCTGTTGGGAGATCCCAAACTTATGTCCGTTTGGAGCTGTTTCCTTTCAACGGCTGTTAAATACAGCTATAGCTAATATTTTATCTAATATTATTCAAAAACCGATTGTAATAGATGGCGACGATCTCCTTGTACAAGATGAGTTTGTAGGCGCTGATGATAAAGTGAGACAATCTGGTAAGGTAAGTGTTTCTATTACCTACTCAAAAGATAATATCGCTGTTGGCCATACCGGTATTAATATTGTCGCCGGTGAGAAAGCCCCGGCTTTCGCTTACTCCTCAGGATTAACAAAAAAAGCGACTAAAGAATTTATGGAAGCAGTAATAGATTATTTCAATAATGAAGTTAGAGATCAATTTACTGCGACTACAAAAGTAATTGTATGAGTACACTAGTAACCGGAGGAACTGGATTAGTTGGGAGTCATTTTAATAAAGATTTTATTAAAGTATCTTCCAAGGATTACGATCTTATATCCAATAGTCAAACAACAGATCTTTTTGAAAAGGTAAAACCAGACCGAGTTATTCACACAGCAGCTAGGGTCGGTGGTTTAGGCTCGAATATGACCTACAAGGCTGATTATTTTTATGAAAATATCAGTATTAACACTAACGTTATTGAACAGAGTCGTAAAAATAATGTTAAGAGGTTAGCTTGCTTTTTAACCACATGTATTTTTCCTAGTGTAGTAAAATATCCTATAAGGCCAGAGTACCTTCACGATGGGCCTCCACATGAATCAAATTTTGGATATGCATACGCCAAAAGAATGTCTGAAGTTCAAATAAGAACTATCAACGAGCAGTACGGTAAAGAGTATTTTTGTGTCATTCCAACAAACATTTACGGACCCGGTGATAATTTTTCTTTACAACATGGACATGTAATTCCTATGCTTGTACATAAAATGTATTTGTCAAAAAAGCATAATACAGATTTTGAAGTATGGGGAACTGGTAAGCCCTTGAGGGAGTTTATTTTTGCTAAAGATGTAGCTGTATTAACTGAAAGGTTGCTTGATGAATATAAAGGAACAGCTCCGGTAATACTATCAACAAGTGAAGAAATCTCTATTAAGGAAGTTGTTGATATTTTAGTAGATGTGTTTAAATTCGAAGGTAAGGTTGTTTGGAATACAGACAAGCCTGATGGTCAGTATAAAAAGCCAACAGATAATTCTAAAGTAAGAGAGTTATTTACTGATTTTAAATTTACAGGTTTAAGAGAAGGTCTAGAAGAAACAGTTGAATGGTTTAATAAGAACTATGAAGACGCACGGACATAGAGCATTAATTACGGGTATTAACGGGCAGGATGGCTCATACTTAGCGGAATTTTTATTAGATAAAGGGTATGAAGTATTTGGTACCATTAAACGTAATTCAGTTTCAGAAAATCAGACTGCTAGGTTAGATAACGTATATAAAGAGATAAGGAACAATTTGTTTTATGCAGATTTATGTGATCTATCTTCGCTAATATCCGCAATTCATAAAAGCAGACCAACTGAAGTATATAATCTAGCTGCTCAATCCCATGTTAGGATTAGCTTCGATCAACCAATATATACTACATTAAGCACAGGAGTTGGTACTTTAAATTTATTGGAAGCGATCCGGATAATTGATCCTACAATAAAAATGTATCAAGCATCTTCTTCAGAGATGTTCGGTAATAGTGTAGACAGCGACGGGTATCAACGAGAAACAACACCTATGAACCCGGTATCTCCATATGGTTGCTCTAAAGTTTTTTCCTATAACATATGTAAGAATTATCGTAAGTCATATAACCTATTTGCCGCAAACGGTATCCTGTTTAATCATGAGTCTCCTAGAAGGGGAAGCAACTTTGTAACCTCAAAGGTTGTAAAAACAGCTGTTCAAATTAAAAGAGGAATTAAGGATGAATTAGCGTTAGGTAATTTAGACGCGACAAGAGATTGGGGCCATGCTAGGGATTATGTTAAGGCAATGTGGATGATTTTACAACACGACAAGCCGGATGATTTCGTATGCGCTACAGGTATATCACATTCAGTAAGAGATCTAGTTGATTACACATTTTCCAGGCTTAAAATAAATAAAGATTGTGTAAAAACAGATCAAAAATTTTTACGACCAGAAGAATTATGCAATCTTAAAGGCGATAGTTCGAAAATAAAAAATACTTTAGGGTGGACGCCAGAGTGTACCTTCGAGCAAATGATTGATGAGATGATTGAATATTGGGACAAAAAACTATGAACTTCTTTCAACTACAAAATAAACTATTTTATTCAAAAAAAGATAAAGCGGGGGAATTAGACACGGAAGGTGAGGATGCATTTGTTCCATTTCTGTTTAATAGATGGCTTTCTTTTTACAATAATGATATGTCTGTTTTTACAAACGAAACAGTTAATAAATTTAGCGTTATTTTTGATGATAAGCAACAATCTTATCGACTTTATTACCATCTTATACCACGGCTTAAATGGAAAAAAATAACGTACATTAAGAAAAAAAAGAAACAGGAAGAAGAAATAGATTTATCTGCTTTTGCAAAAAATAAAAATATTTCCGTTAGAGAACTCAAACACTATATAAAAGAATATGAATAGAGCACTAGTAACAGGGGGAGCCGGGTTTATCGGGTCTAATTTAGTCGATCAACTTCTATCTGATGGATACGAAGTGGCAGTAATTGATAATGAAAGTTCACAAGTAAACGCACAATTTTACTGGAACGAAAAAGCACAAAATCACTTAATAAACATTACAGATCAAAGAGAGTGTAGTAAGGTATTTGCGGATTTTAAACCTGATTATGTTTTTCATTTAGCAGCTCATTCACGAATTCCAATTGCTATTAAGAACCCTATCGAATCCTGTGACGTTAATGTTGTAGGCACATGTAATATGTTGCAACAAAGTAGGGAGTATGGTGTTAAAAGATTTATGTTTTCTTCAACATCTTCTGTATACGGTCTTAGTAACAAGTGCCCCTTAAAAGAAGATATGCCAAGAGACTGTCTTAATCCATATTCTGTTTCGAAAGCTGCTGCAGAAGACTTATGTAAGATGTATTTTAATCTCTTCGATGTAGAAACTGTTATTTTTAGATACTTTAATGTTTACGGGGAGCGACAGCCTTTAAAGGGTCAATACGCACCTCTTATTGGTATTTTTCAGAAACAAAAAGAACAAGGAGTGCCTCTGACTATCGTGGGTGACGGTAAACAGGCAAGAGACTTTACATATGTTGGAGATGTAGTTAATGCTAATATATTAGCAGCCACCAGCGACAATCCGGATATTTTAGGTGAAGTATTTAATGTTGGTTGTGGTAAAAATTACAGCGTGTTAGATGTTGCAGATATTATTGGCGGCGAGACAGAGTACATTCCTAACCGACCAGGTGAGGCACGTGAGACGTTAGCTGATTTAACAAAAAGTAATAAGCTTCTTAATTATAAGCCTAGTGTTGATCTAGAAGGTTGGATTAAATCATAGAGCTTGTTAAATAGAGTCATGGCAATGGCATCTATAGATAATTTAGCTCCAACAAGAAGTTTAATCGACTTAACAAAATCCGATAAAGGGGACTTTGGACTGCAAGACTATGATTTAACTTTCCTTTTTGATGATATTTTATTAATTGAGTATGTTGATCTAGCAGAAGATTTTAATAACGGTACTGATGCGATTGAAAGAAACGGAATATTAATTCCCACTAATCAAATAACAATGGCCTGGCGTAAAGGTAGGGTTATTCTAGCTGGACCTAAAGCAAAGTACGCTAAAGAAGGCGACATTGTTCTCTTCCCAAATAACATGGGTGTTACAATCACAGGCGCCACAGTACTAGGTAAAGGGACAGTAGAGAAGGGCATCTTTTTAAACGAAGAAAGAATGTTTGGAATCTGTAAAGAGAAAGATGATAATACAAAAAGCAGCTCTTGATTCTCTCTTGTTGGATAATGTTTGTGAAATAAGATTCGCTCGTAGAATAATTAAAACTGGACAAGCTACTACGAGAAGAATGCTTTGTACAAAATCATTATCCTTACTAAACTCTATTAATGGTAGAATTTCGCTTAACTATTTTCCGCCTAAAGGCCCTCCTAAGGCATATTTAGGTCCGGATCACTTAGCCGTTGCATGGGACATATTAATGCAAGATTATAGAAATATTAATATGAATCAATGCGATTTAATACAAGAGATCCCCGCTAATGATGATTTTTGGGTATATTTTAATGAAAATATATATCCAATGTCAGCAAAACAAAAATTTAATTTTATGAATTCATGAACCTAAGCTTAGAGAAAGTAACAGATTTTTTAAAACCATTCTTGTTACAAGAAATAGTAATAAGAACAGATAAAAAAGTTCTAAAGCGAGGAAAGCTTAAAATTTTTCAAATAAAACAATATTATATAAATTTAACTTTAGAGTTTAACGACTCTATAAAGTCATACGAAATACCCTACCCGTTTAAAATGCATCATGAAGAAGGTAAGGGTGTATTAAACTACCAACTAAGTTCATTTATTCCAAGGCCACAAATGACTATGGTTAAGTTTCTAGATAGTTCCTTAAAATCTAAACTGTACGATAATCTCGTCTATATATTGCCATCTGAAGAATCCACAATATAATAAAGTGTGTTAGGTGGTTTATTAAAAGTTTTTCCAGAAGGGTATACTCCCAACTCCGCGCAAGTAAAGCTACTAAAAAATATCGATCAAGCTTTCGACGACGGTTACAAATTTGTAGTATGCAATGCGCCTACCGGGTCGGGCAAAAGCTTTATATCAAAAACTCTCGCGAACGCCTCAACAGAATCGTCTTCCAATTTTAAGGATCTAATAACATCCTACACAGCATTTAAAATAGACCAAACAGGTTCATATATACACGAAGAAGAGTGCGAAGAAGAAGATCCACCCGGCGCGTTTGCACTTACTATAACAAAAGCTCTACAAGATCAATATAGAGATCTATTTAAAGATACAACTATACTTAAAGGTAAGAGTAACTACATTAGTACAATTGATTCAAATATTGATGTTGAGTTAGAATCATTGATTATGCCTAAGAATATATTAGAGGATCATAGAAGAAGGCATAAGTGCACCTATCATAACGACCGTAGAGATGCTCTAATAAACAAATTTGCAGCGTTAAATTATAACATGTTCTTTTCGTTGCCTAATCATATAAAAAAGAGACAGTTCTTAATTTGTGATGAAGCCGCTGAATTAGAAGATCAATTAGTTAAAGAATTTTCTTGCGACATTAATTTTGAAATGTTAAAAAGAATGGATATATTAGTAAGGCCATTCTATTCTAAAAACAGTGCTAATGTTATAAAGTGGATTAACAATTTATTATTAGATCTGAGCGATAAGATAGATCAACTCCGCGATATTATTAGTAGTGGTAATACTAATAATAAAAAATTTCTAATTGAAACAAGACGACAAATAGTGGGTATACGGAACCTCCACTCAAAGCTTTCATTAATTATTGATACGTGGAATGATAGCGAATATCTTTTTGAAACTAGTAAAGATGGTATTACATTTATGCCGTTGAAAGTAAACAAGCTTTCTAACCACTTATTTAAATATGCTGATAAGGTAGTATTAATGTCAGCTACAATTATTGACCCTTCAAATTTTTGTAAGAGCTTAGGTATAGATAAATTTAAGTATGTGGAAGCTGAGTCATCTTTTGATGCAAAAAACGCTCCAATATACTGCACAACAAAAGTTAAATTAAACTATCATAATTTAAAGCGAAGCTTACCTAAGATAGTAAAACAAATAAAGCAAATTTGTGAATTTCATAAAAATGATAAAGGTATTATACACACACATAATAATACTATAACGTCGTTTTTATCAAATCAATTAACTGATGAGAGATTTCTAGCTAGAGAGCCGGGTGTTAATAACGAAATGATAATAGAGCAGCATTTAGCCAACCCCGCGCCAACAGTGCTAGTGTCTCCCTCTTTGTCTCGTGGTGTAGATTTAAAAGATAATTTGGCTAGATTTCAAATTATTGTTAAAGCGCCTTATTTACCAACAAAAGATAAGAGGATTGAAAGATTAATGAAAGATGACTTTAACTGGTATTCGAATAAAATGCTATGTTCGGTGATTCAGTCATGTGGCCGGGGTGTTAGATCTAAAAAAGACTATTGTACAACCTATATACTAGATGGAGCTGTTGTAGAAAGTGTTGTAAATAATAAGCATAAGTTACCGAAATATTTCATCGACAGGTTTCTGTAATAAATATATAAGTACGCATGAAGAACCGAGCATTTCATTTTGAAATAAAAGATCTTCTAACGCAGTTTATCGCCGCGTTTGATAATACTGTTATTAGTAGATACAATAAAAATAGAAATCCTGAATCAAATATTGAGGTCCGATATGTCTTTGCTCCTAAGCAAAGAGTAATGTATGATATATTAAATAAAGCTCAAAACTTAACTCTCCCGGTCGTGGCAGTTAATTTAGCTTCAGTGACACGTGATAATGATAGAGTGTTTAATAAATTAGCTCCGTCATACGTACCAGTTCAAAAAATAGATAACCCAAAAGCTTCTTCGAAGTTTTTAATGCCCGTTCCAGTTAACCTGGAAGTCAATATGACAATTCTTGCAAGATATATGCAAGATGTTGATCAGATCGTTTCAAACTTTGTACCGTATAACAACCCGTATATTATCCTAACCTGGCAGGTACCGGATGATTTTGGAGCTCAATACCCACAAGAAATAAGAAGTGAAGTTTTGTGGAATGGTGAACTAACTTATGATACGCCTACAGATACTACATATAATGATAAATTTAGAGTAACAGTTGATACATCATTTACTATTAAAGGATGGTTGTTTCCTGAGCAGAAAGATACATCAGGTAATATTTTCAAGATAGATAATAATTTTATAGCCGTTGATCTAGCTAACAAAATTTACTCACCACTTGATCCTACATTACCCGTTCAAGATAATACGTATCAAGAATTAGGCTACGCACGATTATCTAGTTATCACACGGGCGTTTCAGCACAACAGTCGACAGTAAACACAAACTACACAGAGACAATTACTGTATCAGGTATACCTGAATTTACTAATATTTTTTACGCGACAACCGGTACATATCAAGCAATTAATGATTTTCCTCTAGGAACATTAACACAAATCACCAGCGGTGACGCTAATAACTTTATTTTATACGGAAAAAGATTTGACGCAGATAATAAGTTTTATTTAAGTTCATATGTTACTAGTTTCTATACCAACTACACAGCGATAACTTCAGCTAAAAACTCAACAATTAGTGGTTACGAGCTTGGTAATAATTTTTATAAAGTTGTTAACGATAATGTAGTTAACTTCTTCTTCCCCGCATCTTCGCTCAGTGCTGCCAAAGCTGGTGAATTTACAATTGTAACTGGAAACGAGGCTGGCTGGGCAACTTCCTATCAAGCCAGTAGCTCTATCCTTAAATTAGTATAAATATATATAATGCCTGGATCCGGATCAACAACAAGTTCAAGTCAAAACCGCTCCTATGTAACGAATGACGGTCGTGCAGCCACTTTTGGAAGAAATTTAATGCAATACATCCAGAATAGGCTACCCTATTCGACAGACGCACGCGAAGAAAACGACGCATTAAATCCTAAGTACAAGTTCTTTCAAAAAGCTGGTATGAGAAGGGCAGAAGCCTTAGCTAAAGCTTCCGTATCTTCTTCTAACCCATACAACAACATTCCTATAGGTGATTTCGCTAAAGACTCATCTTTCGGTGACGTTATGTATGCAAACATATCCGATGATAAAGTTGGTAGGTTAAGAGATTATAGGATAATGGCTGCTTATTCAGAGATATCTGATGCGTTAGACGAGATCTGTGACGAGACCATTAATCCGGATGAAACAGGGTGGATCACTAATCTACAATTAAAAGAGGTTGATCTAACCTTAGATGAAAAAGGTGAATTAGAAACCCAATTTCATAGATATGTAGAATATTATGACCTTAAAAACAAAGGATGGCAATACTTTAGGCAATTATTGGTTGAAGGAGAAGTATTTTTTGAGCAAATAATTCACGAAGGGTTTGTTAAGGACGGTGTATTAGGTGTTATTAACTTGCCTTCAGAGATTATTGACCCGGTATATAATAATATACAAAATATGCTTGTTAAAGGGTATATTTATAAAAAGCCAATTTTTAGTCCTACTCAGCCAAATAAAGTCGAAAAGGTTGAATTTATTCCCATGGATCAAAACCAGATTATGTATGTTAATTCTGGTGTGTACAACGAAACAAAGAATTTTATTATACCTTTCTTAGAAAATGCTAGACGCCCGTATAGACAATTATCTTTAATTGAGGATGCTATTGTTATCTATCGCCTAGTGAGAGCGCCAGAAAGATTGGTCTTTAATGTTGATGTTGGTAATATGCCTCCACCAAAAGCTGAAGCATATCTTAAAAAGCTTATTCAAAATTATTGGTCGAGAAAGACATTCGATATTGATCAAGACGATATCGTAAAGAAATTTAATCCACAATCAATGCTTGATGCGTTTTGGTTTGCTAAACGTCAGGGATCAGACGGTACAACGGTCGATCAATTAGCAGGTGGTGCTAATTTAGGCGAATTATCTGACCTAATGTACTTTATTAAAAAGCTGTATAGAGCGCTTAAAGTACCTGCTGCTAGATTAGATCCTCAAGACCAAGCTTCTGTTGACGGGTCGACAATTTTAAGAGAAGAACTTAAATTTGCGAGGTTTGTAATGAGACAACAGCAAAGATTTGCTGCTGGCCTTAAAAAAGGATTTATCACTCATTTAACCTTAATGGGTACATTTGAGAAATTAGAACTTACTGAACAGAATATTGAAGTCGAGTTTAATGTACCTACTAATTTCTATGAATTAAGAGAGAATCAGAGACTCGAGCTTAAAGCCGGTAACTATACCAATTTAGCAGGTAATGAGTTCGTTTCTGCAACTTACGCCCAGAAAAAGTATCTTGGGTGGAAAGATAAAGATATCTTAGCTAACAGAGAATTCTTAAGAAAAGATGCTGAATTGCAATGGGAGCTGGCTAATATTATAGCAGCTGGCCCTGCTTGGAAGGAAGCTGCTCTAGCCGGCGAGCTAGCAGAAGGTGAAGCAGCTGTTGGTGGTGAAGGTGCTGGTGTAGGAGGCGGTGAAGGCGGCATCCCAGAGTTTGGCGGCGGTGAAGCCGACGTTGGTGAAGCCGATACAGAGGAAGTCGCCGAGACTGAAGTCGAAGTAGAAGAGCCCGTAGTTTAACGCGCTGGGTTGCTGCTAAAGAACTGAGTTCTGTAATAAATAGCTCCGGTGCTAGCAGCATACGCGGATACATCGTTAACGTTAGTTAAACCTCTAAAAGTAAAAGAGTCATTATCGTCGAGCGCAAACCCGTGCGCACCACTAGCGTTATTGTTGTCATATATAGTAACAATACCACCCGTCTTATTCTCTATAATAACTTCAGAACAAGGTTGCCCAACCCCGTAGCCTCCAACGTCGACACTTGACAGACACGTTAAGGTAGTAGCGGCAAGACGCATGCTGAATGTTCTACACTGATTTATATTATAATAAGTGCTACCGTAATTAGTTGTTGGTGTTATAGCCATATATTTATTTATGCTGAATAAATAATTTTATGGCACTTGCATGCAACATTACACCACTTTCCGCTTTCTTATCAACAAATTTAAATAGTAAAATTAAAACTTATGATAATTTAGGGGATAGAATTAAGAGATCTTTAGGATATCCATTAGTTAGTTTAGAAATACATACAGACCAGCTTAGACAAAGCATTCAAATAGCAGTTGAATATTTTACTAAATACGCTGGATATACAAGAGAATTTTTAATATTTGATTCAGATATGTATGAACAGAATAAAGGAATTCGATTAGATTTCCTTTATACACTAGCAAATACCGATCTAAATACCAAACAAAAACAAGTAGATGGTACAAATCCTCTTGGCCCAGGTCCAGAGTGGTATGGCTCATATGCACCTACTACATTAAGTGCAGCCGGAAAAGGTAATTCTGAAAGATCTATCGCCTCTGTATATGTTGCTACTTCAACATTAAGTGCATCTAATTTTGTTACTTCATACAGTCTTTCATCTCTCTTTGCAAGTCAATCTGGAGAAGGGGGCGGATCTACTGGCCCAGGGATTGCTGCATTTGAAGTATTTAATGAAACACTTTACAAGGACATAACAGCTTTTACACCAGGTCTTAGCGCTTATTTTAAAGCAACACCACCACAAACTGTACCGTTTGAAGGTCAAGATTCGTCAGCACTCTATTATCAAAATGTATTTGACTATGATGTAATGGAATATAGAAAAGTTGTTGATGTAATAGACTTTGAAGAAGGTTCATCTACCGGTATTAATACACTATTTACACTCGAACAAACACTAGCGCAGCAGACTTATTTTAGTTATGCACTGGGTAATTACGGGTTTGATCTTGTGTCTTGGTACTCACTTAAAGAGTGGATTGATACAAGGGAAAAATTATTAGCAATCCGAAGAGATATAAAATTCGATTCAAGAACCCAATATTTGCAAATGTACCCGCAACCTAATAACGATAAATTTTATGGCGTTATTGGGTGTTATTTAGAGCGCGCAATACGAGATGTTATTATGGAGCAATGGGTTTATGAATATGCGCTAGCGCTAACACAAATAACAATCGGGCGAGTTAGAGGTAAATTTGGTAATGTTCAATTATTAGGTGGAGGCGCGTTAAATTATGATATGTTAACAGAAGGTTTAGAGAAAAAAGCTGAACTCGAAGGTAAACTATTGGAGGGAGCTTCACCTGGATTTGGGGACACAGAACCGCCAATGTTCTTTGTGGGATGAGGAAAAAGTGGCGTCAAGGCGTTTTTACACCTAAAAATTCTGAAAAATTTATTGGGTCGAAAGCTATTTATCGGTCTGGATTAGAGTTAATATTTTTTAGATTTTGTGATAATAATCCTAATGTAATTAAATGGGGAAGTGAAAATGTAGTTGTACCGTATAAAAGTCCATTGGACAATAGAGTACATAAATATTATGTTGATAATTTTGTAACTATAAAAGAAGGTAAAGACACTATTAGCTATCTTGTTGAAATTAAACCATCAAAACAAACTAAACCACCTCAAACAAAATATAGAAAAAAGCAGCATTTAATTTACGAGCAAAAAGCGTATGTAACTAATCAAGCAAAATGGAAAGCTGCTCGAGAATATTGTAAAAAGCGCGGCTTCACTTTCATTATTATTACAGAAAAGGAGCTTTATCCAAAGGGGTGACTAAATAATAGTATGGCGTTAAAACTTAACTTGGTTGTGGAAAAACCCGATGTGAACGATGAGTTCGAATACATTGAAGAAGAAGTAGATAGAAACTCCCCTTCCAATTTATATATAAAAGGCCCTTATATGATGGCTGAGGGTGTAAACAAAAACAACCGGCTTTATCCATTAGACGAGTTAGAGAGAGAAGCAACACGATATGTTGAAGAGATGATCAAGCCTGGTCGCGCAATGGGAGAGCTAAATCACCCAACTACAGCAGATGTTGATCTAGAAAGAGCCTGCCACATGGTAACCGAATTAAAGCAAGACGGGAATGTGTTTTATGGTAAATCAAAAGTTTTATCTACACCCTGCGGTCAAATAGTTAGATCTCTTATTAACGACGGTGTAAAAGTTGGTATGTCTTCACGCGCATTAGGAACCCTTGAAGAGAGTAGCGATCATAGTACTGTAAAAAATATGAAACTTGTAGCTATTGACTGTGTTGCAGACCCATCCTACCCCAAGGCATTTGTAAATGGAATCTTAGAATCAAAGCAATGGGTGCTTGTTGGTAATGATAAATACACCGAAGTATACGAAAATTTCGAAAAATCACTAGAAAAGCTCCCTAAAAAGGAGATTGATACCTTTTTACGTGACAGAATCCTTAGCTTTATTAAATCTATATAATAAATAATATTATGGCTAAAGAAAAATTAAAGATTATTAAGGTCATTGAGCATATTTCTAAGAAAAATTATGCCCAGGCACATAAATATTTAAAGAGCGTAATTGAAGATAAGATTACAAGAAGAATCAATCGCGCAACTGAAAAACCACTCTTTTAAACATGAAGAACGAAAAAGCATTACCAGAACAAGCAGCAGAGGTATTAACAGAAGAGTCTGTTAAGGAAATTGAAACTGCTATTGAAGAAAAAATTCAATTATCAGTTGAAGCTGCTTTAACGAATCAAGATGAGCTCTATGCTGAAAAACTTGAGGAGTTAGTAGGCGCAATTGATAAAGATCATACAAATAAACTTAAAAGAGTGGTTGAAGCTGTTGATCATAACAACGCCAATAAGCTTATTACTGTTGTAAAGCGTTATGAAAGCGAGCTTAATGGTAGAGCTAGTAAGTTCAAGTCGACTTTAGTTGAAAGTATTTCAGATTACCTAGAAGAGTATATTAATGAAGCTGTACCTACACAGGCTATTGAAGAAGCAACCAAAAACAGAACATCACGTGAAGTTCTTGCTAATTTAAGAAAGGTTCTTGCTGTTGATTCTTCTCTTATGGCAGAGTCTGTTAAAGAGGCGGTTGTCGACGGTAAGACACAGATTGATGAGTTGTCACAAACAGTTACAGCGCTTAAAAAAGAAAATAACCTTCTTAAAGAAGCATATACTAAAACAAAAGCAGATCTTGTATTAGAGTCTAAAACTGCACATTTAACAGGTAAAAAGAAAGAGTATATGATAAAGATTCTTCATGATAAGTCACCAAAATTTATTGAAGAAAATTTTGATTACACAGAAAGGCTTTTTGATAAAAAGGAAAAAGAAAGACTTAGTGTTATTAAAGAGGAGGCATTTACACAGCGAAAGGTCAAAACTGATGCCCCACGACCAAAGATTTCAGAGAAGAAAAAAGAGAACTCATCTAATCCATACTTGGAGGAACTTAAAAGAACTCACAAATAATTTCAACCCTGAACAATGAGGTGCATTTGTCACCTGAGTATCTTGGGACTAGATCCCATGAGGTAAAATGAAAGGAAACGTTTTATATGAACAAACCACAGTCATTTATAGATAGAGATAGAGCAGATACACTTCTTGAGAAGTGGGCACCTGTTCTTGAATATTCTTCTGATAGTGTTAAGCCCATTGAAGACGATCATACCCGTTTAAATACCGCCATTCTTCTTGAGAACCAGGAAAAGTGGTGTATTGAAGAAGCAAACTCCGCCGGTCACGGTGGAGCCTTCGGTAGCGGTGCTTCTACTTCGAACATATTCTCTCCGCCTGGTACTACCGGGTCGAATGATAATTATGCTCCTGGTGACGCTCGTCTTCCTAAAGTGCTTATCCCGATGATTCGTCGTACGTTCCCTGAGCTTATCACTAACGAAATCGTTGGTGTCCAGCCTATGTCAGGTCCTGTTGGACTTGCTTTTGCTCTTCGTTATGCTTACGAGTCTACTTATCTTGGAGCCGGTACTGATGGTACTGGTGATGCTACTACCAATCCTATTGGATCTGGTACTACAGGTCCAGGATTTACGCCTGGTTCGCATCCAACGATTGCAGGAGGTAACAAGACATATGATGGCGCTGCCGGTCTTCCGGGTGATGAACTTGGATACCAACTTCTTGATACCCGCTTCACCGGTACGTCTTCGACACGGTTGAGTGGTACTCCTGATGGTTCAACTTGGACCTTCAGTGCGCAAGATAAAGGTGTCGCTCAGATTCTTTCCGCTTTCGAGATTACTGGTAACATTCCTCAGGTCGAGGTTAAGTTCGAGAAAACAGCAGTTGAGGCCGGCACACGCCGTCTTGGCGCACGTTGGTCTGTCGAACTTGAGCAAGATCTTAAGAACATGAATGGTATCGATATTGACGCCGAGATCACAAACGCTATGTCGTATGAGATTCAGGCTGAGATCGACCGTGAAATGCTCATGAGAATGATCCAGTCGGCTCTCGGAGCTGGACTGAACAAAGGCTACTCCCTCTGGTCACCTGCTTCTGCAGATGGTCGTTGGATGGTCGAGCGTAATAGGGACTTCTATCAACGTCTTATCATCGAAGCCAATCGTATCGCCGTACGTAACAGACGTGGAGCAGCTAACTTTGTTGTTGCTACTCCTCGTGTTTGCGCCATCCTCGAGATGCTCCCTGAATTTCAGTGGGTGCCTGTGCAGGGTGATGTTAACACGCAGCCTGTTGGTATTGCAAAGGTTGGTTCACTCGGTGGGAGATTCAACGTTTACCGTGATACCAGAACAGAGGTTCAGAACTCTAGTTACTACAACAATCCTAATGTTAATCAGTACTCAGGTAGTACTGCTAACATCGAGTATGCGTTGCTTGGTTACAAAGGTCCTGAGTTCTACGACACTGGTATCATTTATTGTCCTTACATTCCTGTCATGGTTCAGAGAACTATTGGTCCTAACGACTTCGCGCCACGTGTTGGCTTGCTTACTCGTTATGGTGTTGTTGACAACATCTTCGGGGCTGATCTCTACTACCATGTAGTTATTGTTCAGGGACTCGGTACTGCGTTTACTCCGGCTTCTCAGTCAGTGTACTTCTAATCTTAGAACGTCGCTGATTAAGCAGCAGTCGAGAGACAAATCACAAAAACGGTGGAACGAAAGTTCCATCGTTTTTTTTTGCTTTAGTTACGTAAATTCAAACACATTTCAATAAATATTAATATGGCACAGAATATTCCAATCACTTCATACACTAATGGCTTTTTTGCTAACGATGTTATCGATCCTCCACAGCTCTTAGACGAGGTACCTTTTGTAAGTAACGCGATCGGTAAGAATATAGCAAGAACATCTGGGTTTGATATTTTATCTTCTGGATCAAATCCCAACGATACAGGTTCAGCTCTTATAGGTATACACAGCACAGCTGCATATGGCAACCAGTGGGGTACACAACACACTACCGGAGGACCCGGATTATCTGCAGTGGGAGTTTTGTGGAAAACAGATGCATCCCTACAAGCAGATGATGCTAGTTCTGGGCTTTCACGTACTACAAGAGTTATTAACTTAAGTACGCCTAACCGAGCAACCCCTCATACAAATCATAGAAACACTACAATTTGTACATTTATTTCAGCAGCTATTGACCTTGCTGTAGTATATAGAAACGGGTTTACAGCTACTTATACTTTATCTGCAGGTAACACTAATTTTAACGCTAAAGGTAATGGGTACACCGGCTATGGTGGATTAAGCGCGACAGGTAATGCATACAACGTTGAAACAAATGTTGGACCTAATATCCGTCGATTAGTTGCTTTAGGTTATCGCTAACTAGAGAACCTAGGAGAGCGCCTTACTTAGTTAAAAGTAATAAGAGTAGTATTCTACTCGTGTCATTGCTTCTCCCACGGGATACACAGGGTACGCCTAGTAGTTTTAAAACTCTTGCCTACCTGCTATACCTTCTTCTACTTCATTGTAGAGAATGTAACCATCTTGCTTATTACTATCCCAATATGCTGATGCTGTAGCATAATTACTAAAATGATGTTCTTGTAAATAGTTATCAGATATTCGAATGCCGGCATCGTCTAATGTATATTCTACTAAGTCTACGTAATAGCCACTCATGGGCTCTCTTAGCGGATCACATTCTGCTATATTCCAGTCGTATTCTTTCATAAGTAATTTATTGTATATTATAAACCATAATAATCCATTATATTTTTTTCTATAGCCGCCCGCGTAGTACTACAATCACCGTCGAAGACTAATACTTCAGCAACCCTTCCGTCTAAAGCATAGCTAGTAACACTACTACCACCACCAATCCCATAAACTCCAGCGCTGCTTCTAACTTGTCGAGTAGCTGTACCTTCCTCGTCACCGTCAATAAAACATCTCCAATCTCCTTGGTCAGACCCGGCTATAGCAGTATGAAGATGTGGGTCGGTATCCAATCCAGAAACTGTTTGTTGATTCCAAGTACTAGCATAACCAAAAAGATACTCACCTTGATAACCTGCAGGTGCAAACCATCTAGCTGATGCATTAGTCCAACCTAAAGATAGCATCATTTCCATACTACTTAAAGTCGTACCGTCAAATTCACCTACAGTAAATGAGCTACAATGGCCTATTCGAATATCTGGAAGGGCGCTATTTAAAGGCATAAAATCATTTGTACCATCAAAGTCTATTGCTGGCAAATCTGTACCATCTAGCTTCATTAAAGTACCAGATATAACTATAGGCGGCATATTATACCGACCAGTTTGAGTAGCATCATTTCCATTTCCGCTTTGATCGTAGAATGTTTTAACTCTTACATGGTCACCGTTTGCAAACGTTGTTAATGTTCCATCAATTATTTCCGTAGGAGTAAATCCCTGTGTTACACCAGAACTATCCTTATAACCTAGAATAACATCACCGTTATATTCTCTATTTAAATATCTAAGGCTATACATTCCATAGACTGCAAAGTCATAATCCCCTGGAGTCCCTAGGTCCATTAAAAGATCTCGTCTAGATGATATTATACCTGTTTTGCCTTTCATGTTTATGCTGTTAAGTCTCCTGCTACTAACCAAGTATCAGAAGCTATTTTGGTTAAAACAGCTGCACTATATTGTACCCGTGTTTTTAATTCATCGTCAGCAGCAGAAGCCGTCACGCCACTTCCTTCAGCGATTGTTAACTGACCTGCTCCTAATTGAGTAACTGTAATTTCCGTACCTATAGGAAAGGCGACATCGCTGTTAGGAGGTATTGTAAGAGTAATAGCACTCCCATTGCTAAGAGTAATTAATTTACCTTTATCACCTATTACTAAAGTATATGTTGTACCGGTCTGTGCATTAATATCAAGTTGTCCCTGTAACGCGCCACTAGCACTTATACTACCCTTAACAGTAAGAAGTTCATTTGGTGCTGTAGTACCTATGCCCACTTGTTGAGAACTACCATCAATCCTCATGGTCTCTTTCATAGACCCATCACATGTCTTGAAAATAATATCCTTATTTTCTGCCGCTTGATCGATCCTGACATCACCGGTTTCATTACACCAATACATATCACCATAAAAGAACATGCTAGAGCATGAAGAAGCTCCTCCAAATTTTAAGCAATACCCCCCGTTGTTTATGTTTAAGTTACCGCTACATACATCGAGAAGGTTAGCAGGGTTGGTGGAGCCTATACCAACATTACCACCATCTTCAACAAATATACCATTACCACCGTCATCATATAATTTAAGACCGTCTCCATCAGTCGCCCGGACACAATCTGTACAGATCGCACTAGAAAATGTCTTTGATCCTCCTATGGTTTGGGTACCTGTCGTTCTTATAACTGTGCTGTCAACTGCCAACGAACCGGAAGATGTTACGGTACCGGACATACCATCACCACCAGCGACACTTGTAACCGTACCTGCGCAATCAGTAAACCCGCTATCATTATTAAAGCCGCTGTTATTAATATTACCCTTAGTAAGTTTTCTCTGTGCGTCTGATGCATCCGTTACAACAAAATAATCACCGTCTCCATCAGAAGTTGATGTAGAAAGCTCTGAAAGATCAACATTTAAAGTTGCACTACCACTCGTAGCTCCTCCATCTAACAATGTGCCTGCAACCACAGCTGTA